CTACCGGTCCAGCCAGATGTCTTCGTGCTTGAACCCGTTTTGGACCGAGTTGGCCGGGTTATAGCCCTTGATATCCTCGTGGACCATCTGGAAGAAGTTGGCCCAAACTTGAGTGACCCAGTGGTTGTCCGAGTAGCCTTTGCTCAGGTCGTTAACGTCCGTGGGGACCAGCCAGTCCTCGATCTCCTTCAGGATATCCCGGCGCACGTCCACGTCCTGCTCGACCTTCTGCAACTCATACTTCTCACGTATGAAGGCGGGTTCCCAGTTGGTGTAGTTCCGGGTGCCTCCGGTCAGGTAGACGCCACCCATCAGGGCGTCGGCGTCGATGATCGTCATACCCTCAGCCTGGCAGGACAGTTGCCAGTCCCCGACGACTCCCTCTGGCCGGGAAGTGCCGTACAGAGCGTACCCGGCGGCGCTCTCGTGGGAGGTGATATCGCCGGTGATGCCCAGCGTGTCCTTCAACTGCTGCTTGATGACCTGGCAGAACTCGTCGTACTTGCCGGTCATCCGGGCGTCGAAATGGGTTTCAAACCCGTCGGCGAACCCGGCTTCCTCCATCAACTGCTTCGCGTACGCAATGTCTTCCTCGCCGCCCGCGGTATCCTTGGACCGGATACCAGGCCAGGCCAGGCATTCGTCGAAGCTGTAGCCCATACCCATCATCGGGCATGGAGTGTCACCGGTGTCATCCAACATTATGCTGTTGATCTGCTGCCGGTCTATGGCCAGGTAAATTGCCTTGCGGATTCTGGGGTCGGTGAAGGGCTCCTTCAGTATGTTGATCATGAAGCCCATGTTCTGGGTGCCGCCAAGCCGGTGAGCGACGATATGGCCGCGGCTGCTGCCTACGGTATCAGCGTCCAACTGAAGGTATTCGGTCGCCGTCAAGCTCGAGAAACCGCCGTTCATCATGTCTACCTGGCCGGCCTTGAACTGGGCGATAAGGGTACCGGCGTCGGTGATGATAAAGTGGTCGATCGAGTCAACGAAGGGCCGGCCCGGCTTGAAGTAGTCCTGGTTCTTGGACACAGCGTACAGGTTGCCGCGCTTGTACTCCTCCAGGACGAAGGGACCGGAGCCGGACCTGTGCTCAATGACGTTTTCTCCCTGGTTCAGGTCAATCCCCTGCTCCAGCAGGTGCTTGGGCAGAATCTTGGCGTAGTCCAGCGCCAGGAACTTGATGAACGCCCCCGACGGGAATTGGAGGTTGAACTCCACCGTCGTGTCGTCAATCTTCTTCACGCCGCCCTCTCCCACGGGCTTGGTGTAGTTCCGGAAGAGGCCGGAGCGGCCCATGGAGGTCTCGGGATCCATGTACCGCGAAAGCATAAACACCACGTCGTCGGCGGTAAGGTCGTCTCCGTCCTGCCACCTGATGTCGTCGTGAAGCTTGAAGGTAAAGGTCTGACCGCTGTTGGTGATGTCCCAACTGGCGCACAGGTCGCAGACCACCTTGTTGACATCGGTAGTGTCAAACTGGACGACCTGGTTGTACAGTTGGGAGTAGGCTATGACAGCGGAAAGGGAGCCGGACCCCGTGGGGTCCCAGTCCTTGGTGTCGGCGTACGCGGCCATTCGCACGTGTCCGCCGGCTTGAGCCGCTATGGGATCAACCGTGGGAACCGGCGTGGGACGGGGCCGTGGGGTGTTGGTCGGGCGGACGACGACGGTCCTCTCGACGACGACCGTTCTCTCCACATCCACCGGCACCTGCACCGTCCTTTCTACTACTACGGTTCTCTCCACATCCACCGGCACTTCCACCGGCACTTCCACCGGCACCTCCACCACCACAGTTCTCTCCACCACTTGAGGGACTGCCGTTGCCGACGCGCCGCAAGCTACGCTGATCACTAACAGCATCGCGGCTACTATAGGAAGAAGAGTCCATGGGTTCAACCGTGGGTGCCTTGACATAGCTGCTCCTCCATTGTAGTTGGACTAGTCTCGACTGCCACTGTGCCTACGAGAGGCGTACCTGGCATCGCTTGAGGTGTTACGGTTCATGTAGGTCAATCCACATATTCCGTCTATTCCCCTGGTTAGTGCACAGCCGATCGGCCTGATTCAGGTCAATGTTCACCTGATACTATTCGCGGGCCAGATAGAGAATATGGGGGATTCTAGCTTACAATAGCTGCAAAGTCAAGCTATCCGAGATTCGGGGGTGGGGTTTCGATTCACTCGCTTGCTGGCTTACGGGTTTCGCCAGCATACGGCTGAAAAAGCCGTTTTTGGGTTGGCGAATTGCGGAATTCTGAAGCCCCCTTCGACGCCTGGCGGTACAGAGGCCGGCGTTGGGCTGGGCGAGTGAAGATCTACCGAAACGCGCGGGCGAAACGCGCGGGCGAGACGCGCGGGCGAAACGCGCGGGGGTTGGTCAGAGACAGGGCTGCGGGCCAGGGGGCAACCCCTTCCGGTGGCCGAGGCCCAAGACCCGGCCGATGCCTCAGCCAGCAGTATGTGGTTGGGCATCGGCCGGGGCGGAAGCGAATCTGGAAAAGGGTGGGAGGGCAGGGCGGCGTGCCCCTGCCGTTGGGCCGGCCCTGGCCTCCCATGCCTCTGAGCCGTCCCTCGCGGCCTGGTTTACGAGGTGAGCTTGCGATAGGGCTCCAAGAGCAATCGGACATCGGTGTCTACATCGGCGTCCACGAAGAAGGGCTCAAAGTCGGCGGACCGGGTCCAGATGCGGGCGGCCTGGATGAGGGTGGCTCGCTCCACCGCGGCGGGCCAACGGAGGATGTAAACGTCTGAATTATCCGCGTGAGCGGCGGCGGTGGTGCCGTTGAGGGCCCTGGTAACGGTCAAATCGTTGGTGGAGATACCGGTGACCAGCATCTGTTCGTCGCCGATCATGATGGTCTGGCCGATGGCGAACTGGGTCCCGGCATCGACCGCCACGGTGGTCTTGGAGGTGGTCATGGACGCATCGTTCAGGTCGGTGCCGCTGTCCTCTTGGTGCTGCCGGTAACCCCAGATTCCCGTGGCCTGGAAGTGCTGCTCCCCGGCGTTGAAGCCGGCTTTGGCGCCGTGCTGCCGGACCCTGGCGGCGGTGTAGGGTTGGCCCCAATGCTCGGTAGGCTCGGCGTTGTGGGGTTCCAGCCAGTAATCGTTTACCGCCCAGGTCTCGTTGAAGGTCTTGTCGTCGGCGGTGTCTTCTTTCAAGGAGGTGAGCGAGATCAGGTCGGGGACGAGCAACCTGGGGGACCCGTTTCCGTCGAATTCAAGAGCTTGGGTCCGGGGATAGAAGTGCCGGTTGCAGTAGTGGTCGACCCAGTCGGAGACCGCCAGGAGGAGCTGAAACATTTCGTCGTCGTCTCCGGTCCCGGCGGCCGGGTCCTTGAGCAGGCTGTCGTCCTTGAGTTTGGTCAGGTCACCATAGAGGCTGCGGTATGCTTCGCGGGCCATTAGCTCCCCCTTTGGCCCCCTATCCAACAGGGGGAGGGTTTGGTATTCCCCCATCGCAAAAGGGGCCGGTTCAGGATTCCTCGGAATATTCGATTACGACCTTGTGGGCAGAGGCCGGGGCCGTGCCTCGCCAGCGTCCGCTGAGCACCTCATTTGTCCTGCCCCGGGGGCCCTGGTCTTTGGGAAAAGTCCTCGTGGCTGCGCTGCCCAGGTCGGGGACGGCAAGGATATCGATGGCCCGGTTGGGCGCGGTGATAATGTTGCCGGCGTCGCCGAAGAACAGCTCCCAGAGGTGGCGGCCTTCGCTGGAATCCTGGAGCACCTTGGCCCGTATGAAACGGATCCGGCGCCCCGGAGCAGGGGGCAGAATGGTCTGCCGGTCGATGTCGGTGCTGGCGTTCACAACCTTGATCCTCAGGTCGTACCGCCGGCGACGGATCAGGGCCCTGTAGGCGCGGCGGACCTTTCGACGTAGCTCGAGCCTGGGCATGGACTTACGGCTCCACGGTGTATTCGACAATAATCTTGTGCACGGTGGTTGGAGCCGTCCCCAGCCAGCGCCCGCTCAGCACCTCGTCCCGCAGACCCCGGGGCCCTTCGTCCCTGAGGAAAGTCCTGGTGCTGGCTTCGCCCAGGCCAGGGACATCCAGTATGTCGACCGCCTTTTCGGGGCTGGTGGTGATGTCGGTGCCGGTGCCGAAGTACAGCTCCCAAAGGTGCCGCCCGTCGGCCTGTTCCTGTATCACGCGCACCTTCAGGAGGCGGATACGCCTGCCTTTGGACGGGGTGACCAGAGCCTCCCTGGTGTTGGATGTGTTGGAGTCGTGGGCGTTGACCAGGGCAACATAGGGCCGGCGCCTGACGCTGATTGTGTGCAGGCTTCGCGAGGATCTGCGCGTAGTGGTCACTTGAACAGCCTGCCTATTCCCGCGCCCCCGATGCCGGCAATGGCGGCGAGGGAGGCGGTTAGGGCGGTGCCGTCGACCCCCTGGCTGAGAGCGTAGACTTCCAAACCCGCGATGGTCACAATGGTGAGCCCAGCTATTACGGCGTAAGCTTTGGCGATCCCGGATCGTGTTGACGGCGTCATAACAGTCCTGCAGGCCAAAGGACTTTGAGTTCCTCTGGCGTATTGGCTACGGTCAGGTCAAAGGTTTGCGGAAGGTCTCTGAGAAGCTGTTTTTGTGCGGCAATCCCCTGCTGCACCGCGGTGTCCCCAGATTCCAGGGCCTTCATGAAAGGCACGTCCAGCTTAGCCAGCTCCGCATCCCGCACCTTGCGGATGCGGTCCATGTGGATAACTTCCGCCTTGGGCATGGCACATCGACATTTGGCGGGAGATGTTTCATCCCACATCATGGCATCGCGGAAGTACCGGTCATGGCAATTTGGGTCCAGACACGCGCCATGCAGCGGGTCACCGTTCCCCTTGATGTGATATGGCAAGTCGGCATCCGCCACTTCTACCGCGGTAAGCGGGTAACGCCCCGGCAATCCGGCTCCAAGGGCTTCCAGGGTGTGCACAGCCGGGTCAAAATGAAGATTCGGGTCGGCATCTTTCCAACTCAGGGCAAACAGCATTCGGGCGAGTCCCACCAAGAGAGTTTCCGGCCCGCCCTCGATTAAACGGATTACGGCCAGCCGTCCGTCAAACAACTCGGCGAGATAAGCCATTCTATTGCGCTCCCCATCCCGCGTTAAAGGTCGGGAAGTCGGTAAGGGTTGAATCGCCGATTCGCGTTTTCAACACCACGCTTCCAACAAGCGGGCTTTCAAATTGTAGGTGTGAGTCGTCAGCATTCGCCAAGTTGACCGTTGCCAGTGATCCTTGGTCCGCGGCCACGGCAAACTCAACCGTAAATGAAATCGTTCGATGCCCAACTCCTGTGTCTGCAACCCCACTCACGTTATAGGCATTTGAAAATGCGGTGCCGTCCGCAGCGATATTGCACCGGTATTTCGCTATTCCCGGTGAGTGCTTAATCAAGTCCGGTGGTGCGTAGGTGTTCTCATCGGTCTCGGCTTCCAGGGCGGCTTGGGTAGCTTGAGAGGGGCCGCTGCCGGTGACCGTGGTCTCGGTCCAGACGGCGGATGCTTCTGTTGCGTCCAGGCAAACGTAGGCCTTGTCGTTGGTGACGTCTATCCATACGGAGCCGACGGCGTAGCCGGCGGTGGTGTCGTCGTTGGCGTCGGGGGCGGCGGTGGCGTCAGTCTTGGATTTGATGACGGTGGTGGAGCCGCCCTTGACCTCGACAAATCCGTCGCCTGCGGAAACGTCGGCCTCCAGGCCGCCCTTCTCATGCTGGAGCGTCCCAGTGTGGGAGTCCAGCGTATGGGACTGGGCGTGGTGGTCGCCGGTGCCGATGCCGGTTAGGTCCGAGTGGGCCCGGGCGGAATGGGAAGCCAGGGTGTGGGACCCCACGGCCAACAGGGGCACGGTAAACCAGTTTGAGCCGTCGGAGTAGTAGGTCTTGGAGCCATAGTTGTCGCTGATGGTGTCGGTGGCGGACCCGTCGATGGTCTCGGACCCCTCGGTGGCCACGGTGATGTTATTGGTGGCCGCGGCCCCGGACTCGTCTTTGACGGCGTAGCGCCGGCCCGGGCGGAGCTGGGCCGTGGGGAGGGTGACGGTTACGGCGCCGGCCCGGTTGACCCCGATCATCCGGTCGCCCGCTTTGCCGGTGTAGGTTGCCGACGTAACGGTTACGTGAGTCTCCAAGACCGAGCGGAGTGGCGGCCTGTGGGTTTCTTGAGACCGAACCATCAGATGCTCCCGACGAAGTCGACTTGGTCGTTATTGTTGGCCGCGTCGGCCCAGAACTGGGAGGTTGAAACCGGGTTGGAAAGCTGAAGCTGGATCGACTCCCCCGGCGTCAGGGTCATGCCGGCGGTGGACGCCACGTCATTTCCACCGAAATAGACGTCGCCGGTGTTGTCGGAGCGGGCCTTGAAAACGGCGGTCTTGACGTTGCCCTTGTGGGCGGCCTGGACCCGAGTCCCGGCCGCGGTCACCTTGATAGTTCCCGAGATAACCAAAATGATCCCTCTTGATCCCCCCGTGGGATGGGGGGAGATTTCTGTGGTGTCCTCCAACTGAGGGGACGGCTACTCTTCTACGCCAAAGACCATACCCGACACGGTGGCGGTGGCGGTCACGTCCAGGTCCAGGGTGTTGTCCGCCGCGGCCAGCAAGACTCCAGCTCCCAGGGGCGGCGCGTCGTGGGTCCCGGCGGCGGCCAGAAGCGGGGTCTGGGCAATAACGGTGCCGGCTGACCCACTGTCCTGGAACTCCAAGGCGGCTCCGGCGCTGGCAGACAGGCACCAGCCCAGCAGGCGGACTTTCTTTCCCGACGCGGGAGTCCAGACCGTCGCGGGGGTGCCCGCGGTGATGGCCACGGCGTCGATCACCTTGAAGGTGTCGGGGGTGAAGGCCAGCTTCAGCCGGCCGGCGGCGTCGACCAACAGGTCGGCCATGTCGCCCGCCGCCACCGCCGGAATCGTGGTCCGGTAGACTCCGCCGATTCGGACCGGGTTTCCCGCCGCCACCGCATCATGGGCAGCCGCGCCGGAAATCAAAACCCGGCCGGCGGCGTCCAGAAGCAGATAGGCGTTGTCTCCATCGGCCACGGCGGGGGCCGTAGCCTGGTATTTGGAGCCGACCCGGACCAGGCGGTCCCTGGTGTCGGCCGGCGAGTCGTGCGCTCCTTCTGAATATCCCATGGTCTAATTTCTCCGTTCCACGATTTCCATCTCTGTTCAACCTGCCGCCCAGGATTGCCTGCCCTTCCAAACGGGGCCGGCGGGCAGCTTCGCTTCCCTGAGCCTGGGAGAGTGTCAAGGGCCACGCCCCTCACCCCCTCCCAGGCATGGCAGGCGAGCAATTTGCCTCGCTGAGCCAGGAAGTGAGTTCCCGGCGGGGCTGCTCGTCCTTCATTGGAAGGTTCAGGACAAAGGCACGTACTCGATGATTACCTTGCCGGCCAGGCTGGCGGCGTTCTGGACCAGGAACTTCCCGGTGACATAGTCGTTGGTGCCGCCTTTCTTATTCCACTTGACGGGGGCGCCGCCGTTGCTGCCGGCGGCGTTGTGGCGGTCTGAGGTACCGGTAGCGTTCAGGTCCAGGCCGTCGATGACATCGTCTCCGGTGCCGGTGGCGCTGGATTCGACGTCAACGTCCAAGACGGAGCTGCCAGTGCCGCCGGCGGTGGTGATGTCCACGATGACGTTGGTGATTACGCAGTCCACCCCCTCCGGGTTCTGGACGGCGAAGGCGAAGGCATTGGCGTTGCCGGAGGCCAGGGCCTCGACTATGTAGCGCTTCATCACGTAGTCGATGCCGGACTGGGCTGGCGGGATCATGTTCTTTACCGCCTCGGCGGTCGGGTCTGCTTGGCTGATAGTGGTCATAGCTCCTCCTTTAGAACAGGCTCAAGGTGTGCCGATTAGACCCCGGTTATGTTGTACTGCAGGGCCGTGTGGGTGGCGCTGGACCGGGTGCCGCTGCGCTCCTGAAGGGCGATACGGAAGCTAACCACCATGATGTTCTGCCGTTTCTGGGCGTCGCGGACCGTCTCGATGGTCAGCTCCCGCTTAAAGCCGACGCGCCACTGGCTGCGGTTGACGATCATGAGCCGTCCCGTATCGGAGCCGTTCCCCGCGTCGGTGACCTTCCCATCGGTATCGGCCAGCTTCATTTGCTCGGAGACGATGACGGGGATCCCCTCGACTGCTCCCAGCTGCCCGGTCAGGACTGTGGCTTGGGAACCGAACTTGTCCAGGGTCCGGAAGTTGCCGACGCTGAGGGCACGGATGAAGGTATTGACGTCGGTGACGTAGACCAGCTCCGACGGCCGGACGCCGTATTTACCTAGCTTGGCCCGGATCTCGTTGAACATATCGTCGGACACCGCGCCGGCGTGGTTGTTGGCCTGGCTGGTGTTGTCCACCAGGGGCAGGTGAAGCAGGCCATCGAACCCCAGCAGCCATTGGCCTTTGCCGGCGTCGGTGGCGGCGATGGTGGCACCGTCGGCGTTGATGTTGTTGGTGGTGGTGGTATCGCCGTTCAAGAGCACGTCGTCGATGACCTCGCGGGCGTTGCGCATCAGGCCCCGCCGGAGTTCCTCCATCATGGCGATCACGGCGTCCTCTTCCAGGTCGTAAGACCACGGAACCTCGGCCACCAATTCGTACGCGGTGAGGGTCTGGCGGGCGGTGGTCACGGCGGTGCCCTTGGCGGCCACGTTCTCGGTTCCCGGATACCAGTTCACGTCTCCCAGCTGAAGGGGAATCTGAAAGGGGTTGCTGGGCATCTGGATGGTGTTGAATAGAGGAGCCAAGGCGGTCTCCAGGTTAACGTCGTCCCAGAGCGCCCGGGCCTCCTGGGTATCCACCAGCTCGTCGCCGGTACCGGCGGTGGTCGAGTCCATGGCCGCCTTGATATTTGCCTGCCAGTCTTCCAGCATCCTGGGGTTGACCCCGCTGGGCTCCCGCAGCTGGGCGGTGAGCAGGCTCCGGACGCAGGCCAGGTCCAGCAGGTCCAGGCCGTTGTACTTCCCGTAGGGGACCCTGGGCCGCTCGGCGCCGCCGAACCGGGCCAGGATGGCCCGCTTCTCTCCGTCGCGCCACATATCCTGAATCCGTCCCAGTTGAGAGGCGATTCGGTCCACCTCGTCCTTCAGAGGCGGAAGCTCCGCGTCCATCCGGGACTGGTAGTGATCCTGAATGCCGGCCAGCTCTCGCTTGATCAGCTCCATGTCCTGTGTTCCTATGGTCATGGCTACCTCCTTAGAAATTAAGTCAGGGATTTCCCTTGAACCGGGTTGACATGCCCTTGCCAGGCTGGGACGGCCTTCGCCCCGAGCGGTCTTGGGGGCTGCCCCTAGCGGTGCGCCTCCCGCAACTCGGCCAACAGCTCGGCCACCCTCAATCGCTCGGACTGCGGGCCCCCGGCGCGCTCTGCCTGGGCCACGGTGCGGGCCAGCTCCTCGGCCAGCTTCCCCAGCTCATCGATCCCCGCCGCCAGCTCCGGCCATATGGCTTCCAGCGCCGGCGGGACAGTGACCGTCGAGAAGACTTCTGCCCCTCTCCCAGGTCCGATTCGGCGAAGGTACTCCCCAACCCGGGGCGCCTCGTCGAGCGCCCGGCGCAACGCGTTCCGGTTGGCCGGAACGGGCACAGCGCTGGTCTCCAGCAGCTCCTGTTCCAGAAACCGGATGCCCAGGAAGGCTCCGGTCTTCTCGTGTCTCCGCTCCTCGTACTGCAGCGGCTTGAATCCCACCGACACCCCGCGCTGGTAGCCGGACCGGTACAGCAGCGCCACCTCCTGGGCGAAGCGGGTGGGGGCGAACTCCATCCGGGCCAGCAGGCGGTGGGGCTCCGTCCAGGTCTCCACGGCGCGGCCGATGACCGGGCGGGCGTAATCGTGGGCCCACAGGAAAACCGGATTCTGCCGGTACGACTCCAGCCTCCAGCCGTCGGCCGCGATTACATCGCCGTGCCGGTCCACATCGTCGGTGGAGATCACGAAGGCCATCGGCAGCCCTTGGCCGGTCTCCGCCCGCAGGGGCTCCGTTTCGGTCCACTTGCGCAACAGAGGCGCGTCGGCTACTCCCCTCTGGAAGGCTTCCAGCGCTTCCAGCAGGCGCTCCCGCTCCCAAGAAACCCCATGTGGATCTTCCAATGCCGCACCTCCGAAGGCTAAAGCGACGGCCGCCAGGGCAACGAAAGAGGGACAGACCCGCATCGGGGTCTGTCCCTCTTGTAAGTTGGCGTTGCGTCCTGGCCGCTGCGGCTTTCTCTGTTTGACGATATTGAGATTAGAGAAGCGTTTCCCAGCCTGTCAACATGGCCGTGACATCGGCATTGTTTCTTCAGGCTACATCCACAAGCCTGGAGCGGGCTTACTCAAGCCATGGGAGACGCTCTCGATACCCGCCACCGTCCGCAATGAGACTGGGGAGGCTGAATGAACCCGGCCGGAATCCTCAGCGAGTTCTGCGCTCGTTTCGGTTTTGCAATAGTTGGCCGAGCAGCACGGTGGGAAATTGAGCGGCCCTGATTCGACGGGCACGGTGGACTGGTATGGAAATGTCACTCCGAGTTGTCATGCCCCGTCGCAAATATCGTTGACCTCATATTCTCGACTGTGATAGCCTACTAATAGAAGGTTCTTGCGATTCCCGCAACTTGGCCAAATTACGAGGAGCGTGGCGGCTAAATGGAAGTTACGACTCTGGCGATAGAAAAGCTCAAGGAAGTCATGGTTGAACAAGGAGAGCAGGAAGGCTCGCTCCGTGTGATAGCCATGCCCGCCGCGACAGGCGGTCTGCAATATATGCTGACTATGGAGAAAGAAAAGCAGCCCGACGACACTGAGTTCAATCTGGAAGGGCTGAACTTCCTGATGGACTCCGATAGCGCCCCCTTCCTGGAAGAGGCGACCATCGACTACGTGGAGAACCTGGGAGGCCGGGTCGGCTTCGTCATCAACAACCCCATGTACGCTAGCGCCGGATGTGGCGGCGGGGGTTGCGGCTGCGGCGAGGGCGGTGGTGGTGGCTGCGGGTGCGGCGAGGGCGGTGGTGGCTGCGCCTGCGGCGGCCACTGA